TGCCTCTTCCACGTCTCAAACGGTCAGGATTACCTGGTATAATACCGAAGAGGGATGGCAGAGCCATCTGTAGTTCCTCTAGTAGTGTTATACGTTTGTGATTATCTTTGTTTAGTATTTATCGGGTAATAAAAGCCCCTTTAAAACCAAAGTTAAATACAATCACAGATGGCTTCACCGGGAACGCTGCTTATATAACTCTGATGAAAGAATGGATGAAATCTTCGATTCCTATCCTTCTTCCACAACGGTTTAATAAGAGAGCTCTCGGCTTTGCAGTATTACTTCCTATAGAGAAAAGTAGTCCTACAAATACGAAGTCATGGTTCGGTTTTCTGACGGATGCAATAGCAATTGCATATTCTCCAATTTTCCCAGCTTTTCGGGGTTATTGTGAATTAAGTAATAATACTTATATCCTTAATAAGATATTGGGTATTGTTGCCTTGTTTACTAATAATCGTGAATTGCTGTCTTTCTTACCCAAGAAAACTAGTTTATGGGTTAAGGAGCCGCTTACCACTGAGACCGGATTGCCTATAGGGCAACTCGCGTTCAAAGAGGAGGCTGCTGGAAAGTTAAGAGTGTTTGCTATAGTGGATATCTATACACAATCCTTATTAAAACCTCTTCATGATGCATTGTTTTCACTGTTAAAAACATTGCCTAATGATGGGACTTTTGATCAGGATCTTTCTTTTAAGAGGTGTATGGAGAAAGCACATATAGCTAAGGTCGCTTTTGGGTACGACTTAAGTGCGGCTACAGATAGACTACCAATTGATCTTCAGATCGGAATTCTTTCCAATTTTATTGGGATAGAGCTGGCTGAGGCATGAGGTAAGATATTAGTTGGTCGTGAGTATGTAATACCTAAGAATCGCTATGGTATAGGGGAAGATTCAACTTCCTTTGTAAAATATGCGGTAGGTCAGCCGATGGGGGCATTGTCTAGTTTTGCAATGCTTTCATTGACTCACCACCTTATTGTACAATTTGCATATCAGCAAACACATTTCTTAAATCGTGAACCTTGGTTTACGGGTTATGAAATATTGGGAGATGATATTCAGATTTTCGATAAGGCTGTGGCCGAAAGATACTTGAAGATATGTGACGAACTTGGTGTCTCTATTAACTTGTCTAAATCGATTGTATCACAACAATTGAGACCTGTTGTAGAGTTTGCCAAAAGAACTTCTCTGGATGGTGTTGACGTCTCGGCGCTTTCATGGAAAATGTTAGCGTCTCAAGATAATGCACCTGGAAGAGTTCTGATTGCAGAGAAATTGTATAAGAAGGGAGTGATTAAGAATTTATCTTCTTCACTCGCTTTAAGTACCTGTAGTAAATTTGGTTCAGTGAACCTTGCATATCCTATTATTTCATTGTATACTAGTATGTTTAAAAACCAATTAGTGTCCATTAAATGATTGTGTGAACGCTTGGTAGACCTGTCTCTATTCGATATTTCAATCGGAAAAAGACGACTTCCTCGGGTTTCTGTAAAGGAATTCCGAGAGGTGACCAAACTTATAGAAAGCAAAACGCCTTTATTTTATCTTCGTTCAGATTCTCTGGATTCAGATTTAGATAGAGAGGCAGTTTATCTTAACCGCTATGAGGGGGCGTTGGAATACGTTCTCCGCTTACGGATAAGACGATTGTCGGCTTATTTAGTGTCACAAGAGTTTATCGATAGTATTTCTTCTCGTTTTACGGAAAGATTGCTATCTCGTTACGTAGTTAAGGATAAGGGTATCGATATGAAAGTCGATACTCCTATAATTGATTTCGTGACACCAGAACCTGGGTCATGAATATTTGTTGTTAAAGACTTATTTTATGATCTAATTATGGATAGATATTTCACTAAACTTTCTAAACTTTTAGAAGTTGATTGTCATCTTCTTAAGTTGGAGGAATTAATGGAACATCTAGATAAACTCGAAGGAGAGAGACGCGCAATGGAACTTAGTTTACGTGCTTCAGATACAAAGAGACGGATAGAAATATCTAGTGATCTTTATATACTGAAATCGTTAGTTAAGGTCCAAAACGTGAAGACTGAGACTTGGTTGAAAGACCAGGAATCAACTATATAGTTGTATTCGTATAATGGTGGTATTTTCCACTCCTGTTACATTCGATCATTAAGAATTTCTTGTACCGTTAAATCGGTAAAGAACCTTGTTGATTTCATGCACTGAAGGTTTTAGTATTAATTCATCATTTATGGTGTTTTGATCCTAGGTTTCCTC